TAGGTATCGCTAAAGAGACAACAAAGGGAACTGCGGTCACAACTCCAACCGCCTACATCCCTGTCATTGCATCAACAGTCAAGCCACAAGATGTTTTCACACCTCTCTACGATGAGGGCTTGCGTGGATCGCTTGTTAAGAATTACAACTACCTACAAGGTCGCGTTCACTCAACCTTTGACTTCGGTGGAGCAGTATTCGCCGACACCGTGATCTACCCTCTTGCTGGTGTACTTGGTGAAGATGTCGTTTCAGGCTCAGCACCTTATGTCCACACCCTCGCACTCAAAAACTCAGCAACATCAGGCGCAGATGCTCAACCTTCTGCTTACACCTTGCTTGACTTCTACGGTGCCGGCGTTCGCTCATGGACAGGTCATCAGTTCTCAGATTTCTCTCTCAAGTGGAGTGCTGACGGACTTCTCGAATACGATGCTAAGTCAACGGGATGGCAGTCCGCTACCGCATCGACCCCAACTCCATCTTTCTCAACTGTTCTGCCTTCAGTAGTCTGGACTGGAACTGTCAGCGTTGCTGGTACTACGATCTCAACCAACACAGATGGAAACATTGATCTCAAGCGACCAGTAACTCCTGTCTATGGAATCTCAAATGTGCAGACTCCTTATCAGGTATTCCTCGGTGCACTTGAGGTAACGGGTAAGGCAACTTTCCTCATGGAAAATGACACCCAACTGACTAACTACTTGACTAACACCCAACCAGCCCTCGTCTTTAACTGGACAACTGGAACAGGTGCTACTCAAACATCAATCCAAGCCACGATGACAAAGGGCGCGTACACACTCGCCGTTATCGAACGCTCTAAGGATTTTGTCGAAGTCTTGGTCGATTTCAACGCTCAAGGCAACCTGACCGATGCTGGAACTGTCGGATACTCCCCTATCAAGTGGGTTATCAAGAACGCAGTAACCACCTCAGTCGCTTAACCCATAGACCGCAGTGGGGGTTGATAAGCCCGCCTTCGCTTATCCCCCCATTGCCTATCTTTGCTAAGATAATCAGAAGGCAAACTACTAGGAGGCATCATGTCAAAACTTACACTTCCATCAGGCGCAACAGTTACCCTCAAAGACCCTAACTCACTTAAAGTTAAAGATCGCAACCGCATTATGAAGGCTGGCGATGGTGGGTCTGCCGCAGAGCGCGGAATTGCTATCAGTAACGCACTTCTCGCCGCAATCATTGAAGAGTGGTCATACGACCTTCTCGTTCCTTCAGTTAAAGAGGAATCCATCGAGGAACTTTCAATCCCTGACTACTCTCTGCTCGTCAAAGAAACCGAGAGCTACATTAAGGCAATCTTCCCTGAACTCGCAGACACCGACCTCAATCGTTTGAATCCTGATAGCCCTTTAGAAAACTTGAACGGCTAAAAGGATTACTGCAAGGGTTTCAAAGAAATCCAGACTTTGATTACCCCGATGAGGAATGGTTCTACTTTAGATTTGCAGATAAGTTTGGTTGGACTCCTGACCAAGTAGATGATCTGCCAGCAATACGCGCTGAGTGGTTGATAGCAATAGCCGATACCATTGAGCAAGTGAAGATCGAAAAGATGGAGAACCGGTGAGCGATAACCTGCCCGAAGTCTTAGCGGCTTTGAAGGCATGGCAAAATCGCATGGACAAAGCAGGCGAGTTAGCTACGAGAGAAATCTCTATTGCTCTCTGGACTGATGCCCGTAAAATCGCTAGCGAAACTTCAAACCCACCGATTCAGAAGAACAATAGGTTACGCCACAACCCTCACATCGGCCCACGATCAGGAGAAGGCCCGAACATCGCAACGGGTAATCTTTTTCGCAACATCATCGCTCAACCAGTTAGGCATCAAGGGTTTGGCACTTATGTCGCAAGCGTTGAATCCGGTGCTGAGTACGCCAGAGCAGTAGAACAAGGCTCATCTAATTGGAATGGGGTAAAATACCCATATATGACTCCTGCGCGTGAGAATCTCATCGCAACGGGTAAAGCGCAGATGATCGCATCAGGATTTCTAAGAGCAGCGATGGGGGTTTAGAGTGGCAGGTGATATTCCTCCATTAAATATTGACATCCAAGTTGCTCTTGGAAACCTTACTAGCGCAGTAGATCAAGCCACCGCCGGACTTAACAAAATTGGCGACACAGCTAAATCTCAAGAGTCTAAGTTCTCCTCATTAAAGACTGTCATGGCTGGAGTCTTTGGTGGAAACTTGATGATGCAGGGCGCACAAATGCTAGAAGGTGGATTGCGCGATGCTATTAAGGCAATTCAGGACACTCAGGTAGCCACCGAACAACTTTCAACGGCACTTAATAACTCAAAACAAAACACCGCCGCCAATAGAACAGAAATCCAAGCGACAACGGAAAAAATGTCGGCTTTGGGTTTTTCTACTTCTGCCACAGAGGGCGCATATAAGACTTTAATTTCTGCAACAGGCTCGACAACTGAAGCCACCAAGTTAATGACAATGGCAGCTGATCTTGCTCGCTACAAACATGAAGATTTAGCTACTGCCGCAATGACCCTTGAAAAAGGGACAATGGGTAACGCTCGCGCTTTCAAAGAATTTGGTATTACTTTAGACACAACTTTGCCCAAGAATCAGGCTATCACTAAGGCAATGGATGAGTTAAACCAAAAGATCGGCGGGCAAGCAGTTGGATACACTCACACATTCGCCGGCGAGATTGAAGTCTTAAAAGCCAAGTTTGACGATGTGGCAGTTAAGGTCGGCGCAGTTGTCATGCCGATCCTGACAAAACTGATGGAGTTTATTACGGGCGTTCTCATTCCAGCAATCGTTTGGCTATACAACATCGCCATCGGCGACTGGATTAAACAACTTGTAAATCTCTGGAACACGCACGAAGGTCTAAGAAAAGTCGTCGTTGATGTTATTAAGGCAATCGTTGATGCTCTTGGGTACATCGTAGGGGCTATCGGTAAAGTTGTAGATGCTGCCTCTCACTTGCCTCTTATCGGCAGTCACTTCAAGGGTATCGGCGCAGGTATTGATGAAGCCGCAAAGAAAATCGGTGATTTTGGTAAGGGCTTAGATGCTCTAGCTAATAAGAAAATCGGTGGGGGAGCTAGCCTTGCTGACCAACTCGCCACTGCCGGAACTACTGGCGCGGGTGGGGATACCGGCGTTACAGGCAACCTCGGAGCCGCTGGAAATGTATCTAAAGCCCATGCTGCTGCTGCTAAAGCAACTGCCACCGCACTAGCCAAACGCAACGCCGAAATCAAGAAATACAACGATGAGGCAGTCAAGCTAGAAGATCAGATGAATACTGTTCTCACAGACCGCCAACAGAAGATGGATGCGGCAACTGCTACTCGTGACGATGCTTTAGCAAAAGCCAACGAAACTTATAACCAATCAGTCGCAGACATTAACCAAAAGTATGACGATGCTATGGCTACGGCTCAAGATAATTACAACACCGCAGTCGAGAACGCTACTGCCACCCATCAGGAAAACTTGCTTAATATTCAGCAACAGTACGCAGATAAAGCCGCGCAGATTGAGCAAGCCGCCGCCGATAAGCGACAGAGTATTATTCAGCAATCTATTGATGCAATGACTAGCGCGTTTGCCAGCGCAACCAAGATTGACATCGGCAAACTATTCACGGCTGGTGGAGGAACTGCCGGCGGTCTGGTATCTCAACTCAAAGACCAGATGGCACAGATTACGCAACTGCAGAAAGATGCCGGACTTCTTGCTGCGCAGGGCTACAATCAATCTTTCATCAATGAGGTTATTTCACAAGGGCCAGCACAGGGAGATGCGCTTGCTCAGTCAGTCCTCAACGCAACTCCTGACACTCAAAACTCTATTAAATCTCTCTACGCTCAAATCCAAGACACATCTCAGAACGGGCTCAATACTCTTGCCGCGCAGATGAACGATGGAACCAATTTCGCTACCCAAGCCCTCGCACAGCAATACGCGCAAGTCGGCATTGACCTACAAAATCAACTTGCCGCCAACTCAAATGCTATGCAGACGGCAATGGATAAAGAAAACGACACCTTTAATAAATCACTTACCACAGCCCAAGACACCTTAAATAAGGCTACAAAAGCCGCCACAGATGCCCGTGACCTTGCTTTACAAAAGGCGCAAGATACCCTTCAGAACTCCATTACGGCGGCTCAGGATGCCTTTAGCAAGTCTGTAACTGCCATCTCAGACTCGACCATGAAACAACTTGATGCGCTTCAAACCAAACTTGAATCGGTAGCCGCTTCTCTTGGCTCCCTCGGTGCATCGACAGCCAGTATCTCTAGCTATGGCGCAAATATTGGAATGTCTATGGGCGGAACGAATACAACTCTCGTCAATCCTTTGGGTGGAACTAAAGACCTTTCTAACTATACGGGCAACGGCTCACCGCTGATTAACTCATTTACGGCAAATGTTTATGCGAGTGACCCATCTCTGCCTTCTCTTTCTGTCGCGCTTACTAACGCGATTACACTAGGTCAAACGCAGGGAATCGTCCCTCAAACCAACTCGCCTAGTAACTATGTAATTCCTCAAACCGTTAATGGCAGGGGCAACTAATGGCAATCACATCTCTGCCTTATTA